TGCGGTCTCCGAAAGCGAAGCTGCCGCATTGGCATAGCCGGTCTCCTTAACATACTGCACTGAATTGCTAGCAGTCCGCCCTGGCGTCAGCAGGTCGCGCACGGTCAGACGACGCTGGCCTGGTATTAGTATGCCAGGCAGACGGTCGGCCACGATAAGGTCGCCCGCCGAGCCATTAGCGTCAGTGGTAAGCGCCGAGATGATAGCCTTTACCTCTACACTGGCGCGGCCCCGCACTGTGCTATTGCCCAAAAATGCCTTAATCGCGTCATCTGCTACAACTTGTTCGCCGATGGTCTTGAATTGAGGGGCCGTATCTTCGGCTACCCTGCGGGCAAGCTTTTGCTCGACCTCGTCAAGGCGGGCTTTGGCATTGTTAAGCGCGGTCAGTGCTTCATCGGCCAGTTGCTTTGTAGCCACGGATAAATCTTCGCCGCGCTGTGCTTTGCCCAGCGCTTCTTCGGCCAAGGCCTTTACCTTGTCATGTTTGCTATCAAGGTCAGATTTGATCTCGTCGTGTCTTGTTTCCAGCATGGACCGCAATTCTGCCTGCTTGGTATCAAGGCTGGCTTGCACTTCACTGTAGCGGGCATCGAGCACGCCTTTGACTTCGCCGGCAAGCTGCTCGGCGGTTTTTTGATCGCTCATGTAATAGTCCTTATTTGCAGGCTAATATTCAGGCGCGCATTTGCGCCATAAGGGCCGACAGAAAGTCGGAAGTAGTGCTGCCAGACTCACTCTGGAACAGCGGCGTTAGGCCTTTGCCCGCGATTGCGGTGGCCTGACTTTTCGAGAACCCTGCCTCACGCAGGAAATGCTCAAATTCACGAAGCGTTGGCAGGCGCCCATCTTCGAGGATTGATTTTACACTGGTTATGACCGCCCGCTCGTTCATTGGAATGGTAACCAGGCTCACTTCATAAAGTGAAAGTTCGAGCAGTTGACGGGTCTTCCCCACCAGTTGCTCGCGGATAGTCCTATAGCCAATTGATAGCCCGCCAATCGCGCCATCACGCACCAACCCGTGAGCCTCTTGGCCAGATTGGGAAGATAGCGAAAGCTGGCCTTTGACGATCAGTCCCTCGCGGCTCTCTACAAATTCAGTCCATACCCCTGCAGGACGGGTTTGATCATGGAACATCAGCATGGGCACAGATTTGCGCCCTTTAAGCGATCGGTTAAGGGCGCCTGGCACAATGACATCGCCGCCAGCATCAATATTGCCGTAACCTGCAGCGATGCCCTCAATGAGGCCGCCGTCAGTAACGGCCTTAGTATCTAAAGTGAAATCCAGATGGTTCATGGGGTAACTCCATTATCAGTCACAGGCAGTCAAGCAGACGTGCCAGATTGCTCCAATCCAGGGCTGATCTGGTTGATGGGAACATTTTGCATCTGCATCCGCGGCACCTCGCCGCCTTCGACGGGTGCAAGGTTTTCAAGCGCACGAACCTCGTTGATGGTCATCACGCCGTTGCTCAGCATCTGCTGGTAGAAGGAGGCACGTGCGCCGCTGTCTCCGCGCAGCAAGCCTTCTAGGTTAAACTCGATAACGATCCCGGCCTGACGGTCTGCAGGCGATAGAAGCTGTTTAGCAAGCGCCTGCTCAATGCGTTTGAGGCGCCGGCGAAGCGTGAACTTCTGGAACCCCAATGTCTGCTGTTCAAGACCTGTACCCCAGCTGGTGGTTTTCTCAGTGTGGCCAACCATGAACGGCGGCACGCCAAAAAACCGGCAGACCTCCTCGACCGAAAAGGCTCGGCTCTGCAACATCTGCGCATCTTCCGGGCTAATCGAAAGCTGAACCCAGTCCATGCCTCGGTCGAGCAGCATGGGCCGCCCGGCATTGATGGCGCCTGCAAACTTCTCCTGCAGCAGTTCCTCGGCTTGTTTGCGCTGATCGAGTGTCAGCGTGTCTGCCGTCTTCAGGAGGCCCGAAGGCCGGACTCCGTTTCGGAACGTGTCGCCTGAGGCGCGTTCAATGGCTTGGGCCAACCCAAAGGTTTGGCGGCCAAACGACAATGTCGAGAGCCCACCCAGCGGATTGCCGCCAAATCCGCGGATGTGAAGCATATTTTCCTGGGCAGCGACCAAACGGATACCGTTGTCAGACCATTCATACTGCAGACTGCCGTCACGCAGGCGGCGAACAGTCATTATTTCCGGAGCGATGGGCACACTGAGCGCTATCACTCGGCCATCGCTGGACCTTATGATCTCGGCATAGGCGTTACCGCCAAGTTCGATACAAGCACAGATGAACTCCCAAAAGTCGACCGCGGTCTGATCAGCGTTCGGGCTGTTATGTAAAATCATGTACAGCGGATGATCGGTTGCAACCACCCTCGCGCCGCCCCGGGTTCGGTAGACCATGAGCGGTAGCGAAGCGATCGTGCCGGCAAGCAGGTTGACGCAGGCCCAAGCTGAAGCGAGGCCCAACACCGAGGCGGTGGATACCACTTCGCCAGTAGTAGTCATGCGGCCACCGACTGCCTGGGTAAGGCGCGGATCGGTAAGCCCTATCGAGCGGGCGACGTATCCGAGCGCCTTTTGAAATAGGTTCATGCGTGCAGGCTCTTCAGCCAGTCATCGATCAAGCCGGAGGTGTCGCCTGCCATTGCTGCCCCCACTGCCATGCACAGCGCTACGGCTGCGTCGATCTTGTTGATGGCCCGCTGCTTGGAGAGCCACTTGTTGTCCCAGCGATCGGTCTCGGTGACCGCCGACATCATTGCGGAAATCAACACCGGATTGCGTTTGAGCCGGATGCGGCCCTCGAGGATCAGTTCCTCCAGATGCCGCAGCGACCCTGGCATCCACAGGCCTTCGCTCATCCCGTCCTGCGGTTTGCCGCGTTTGGTGCCGCCTTGCGGGTGCTCGATAAAATTGACCGACAGCCCGAGTTCGCTGACTTCCTCTTCAAACCGTCGGAAGGCGTAACGGTCGTAGGCCACGTTCTCGACGCGATAATCACTGTCCAGTTCAGCCAGCGCCTGCGCCACTTGCCGCAAGCTGATGTTCTCGCCTTGGGGCGCATTCAGAAATCCGCCAGCGACCCATAAGTCATAGGGTTGCTTGTCGCGCAGAACTCTTGCCGACAGCGTATCGCCCGGCGTCCAGACCTCGACCCAAGCATCAAAACACGGCTTGCCATCCTTTTCGCCATTGCGCTGGACGCCGGCCAGTGCAGTCAAATCCCGGTTCTGGCTGAGGTCCAATCCAAGCCAGACTGGTTGCCCCCCTTTAGGATCGAACTCGGCCAGCAATGGTTCCAGCGTCGAACGCGCCATCCAGGCGGTTTCGGCATCGGTCCAGATGCAAAAGTGAAGCCGCAAGATCCCGTTCAATTGGCCCGGGATGGCTTTAGCCTGGGCCACAACTTCGGAGAGATACTGCTCGGTGATCGTAACGCCCAAGAGCGGGTTAGCCTTGATCCAGCAACTGGGATCAGTCAGCGGATCGTCGTCCTCATCGAGCGCGCAGACATAGCTGAAAGTCGTATCGTCGATGACTTGGCCGAGGTAAGTCGGGTCCAGCACCGCATCGGGATTGCCCGCAGCCACACGGACCCCGTGTTCGTGTTCTTCCCAGGCAACTGAATTTCGGTTTGATCCCGAATTGGTAATCATGAACAGCAGCGGATCGCGGCGGAACTTGAAACCGCGCTCCAGCATTTCGATAATCGAGCGGTCCGGTAGTTCGTGGACCTCGTCCGCTAATACAAAGTAAGGTCGAGGGCCTGACCCTGTCTTGCCCGTATCGCGCGACACCGGGCGGAAGAAACTGCCCGACGGCAAATGCGCTATGTTGAACTCGCGGCCCGGACCGCCGGAGAACTCCAACCGACGGGCCAGCGCTGGGGATTGCCGCACCATCTTTACCGCGTCACGGAACAGGATGTTGGCCTGCTCCTTTTTGGCGGCAGCCGCATAGATCTGAGCGCCCGCCTCCTTGCAGGCTGTCATCCCATAAACGCCAATACCACCAGCAATCGGCGACTTGCCGTTGCCTTTGCCCTGTTCGATGTAAGCCCGGCGAAACCGGCGCCTGCCATCCTTGCGCTTCCAGCCAAATAGCGAGCCGATAATGAAGGCCTGGCTTGGTTCCAGCTGGAAAGGCTGGCCCTCGAACTGGCCTTCGGAAAGCTTCAGTACCTCCTCGAAAAAGGCAAAGGCATGATTGGCGGCCGTCTGGTCGAACCAGATGCCATCCTTGCGCTTCAGGTCCGCGATGTGCCTTTGGCAAGAGTTGCGAACATGCGGCCCGGCGATAGTCTCGCCTGACACGACGGCCCTGGCATAGGCCAGTGTCCGATCAGGCGAAGAACCGGTCGGCGGGATCTGAGCCTTCTTCTGGCGGTGTTGCTGCGATCCTGCTCCTGGCACTGGGCGTCATCCCAAATTCTGCAGCGTAGCGCATCATGTCCGCGGCTGCCTTGTTGGCGGTGCCAACCAGAGGGTTCTGGATCGCGTTGCCGTTGGTAGTCTTTATCATCAGGCCGCCTGTGAGATGATCCTTCTGCGCCATCTTAGCGATCGCCCGTTCCGCCTGGACCCAGCGGCCATAGGCCTGCGCATAGGCAGCAAGTGCAGCCCTATCGATCTCGGATAGAACGCCCAAATTGAAGAGATCCGTTGCAACCCGGTTCCATTCCTCGACCGCATCGGCGGTGAGATGGACCGGCGGTGCAGGTATCGATGCTTTGGCTTTAGCCTCCTTACCGTTCAGCTTGCGCTTACCAGGATTGCCGGTGACCAGCTTGAGGTGGGTTGGCTTTGGTTTTGTTCCAGGCTTCATAGGAAGGCTCCTGTGCCGCATCGCGCTTCGGACTCGTCAAATACCCTTTGACATGTCAAATGATGTTTGACATATGGCTCTATGGATATCGAAAGTATAACCCACAAAGGGCTGCGAAGGTTTTTCGAAACCGGCAACGCAAAAGGCTTGGTGGGTGACACAGCACGGATCCGCAAGATGCTGGCTTTTATTGATGCAGCAGCAAGTTTTAACGAACTGGCCGTGCCTCCGAATTATGGGTTGCACGAACTGGTTGGCGACAAGGCCGGGCACTGGGCAATGACCGTGACAAAAAACTGGCGTCTGACCTTCATCAAGATTGATGAAGCGACAATTGCTGAACTTGATATGGAGGATTACCACTGATGGCTATAATCATGCACCCCTCGCTAGCTGTTCACCCCGGTGATTGGCTGAAAACCGAAGTAGTCGTTCCGCACGGCGTTAGCATCAATCACCTCGCAACCTGCTTTCACGTAACGCGCCAGACACTCAGCAATCTTTTCAACGGCCACACGGCCCTTTCCGCTGAAATGGCGATCAGGTTCGAGAAGGCTTTTGGTATAAAAGCTGATACGCTGATGCGCATGCAGACATCGTATGACTTGGCTCAAGCCCGCGCCCATGCCGATGACATTATTGTTGATAGGGTTCTGGCTGCTGCCTAAGCATCTTAGGCCGTTGCGCAATCACTGGAAACGGGCGCGGGTTCTTTTCTGGCGATTTCATTAAACGTGCGGCTATCTTCCTCATGGATTGCATGCTTTCCGGTAAAATCTTGCCAGCGTTGAACAATCACGTCGGCATATTTTGGATCAAGTTCCATCAAGCGGCATCGCCTGCCCTGCTGTTCACAAGCGATCAACGTCGAGCCCGAACCTCCAAATAGATCGACCACCAAAGCGCCGCGGGCCGAAGAATTCAGCAGCGCGCGTTCAATCAATTGTGTCGGTTTCGTGGTGGGATGCAGGTCAGAGACCCTCGGCCTAGGAATGTTCCAGATGTCAGACTGCTTGCGGTCCGGCACATGCATGATCCGCGGTCCGTCTTCGTTCCATCCATACCACAAGGGTTCGTACTGCGTGTGATAGTCCTTGCGGGAGAGAACGAGTGCGTCCTTCACCCAGATGATCGTCGACGACCAATGAAATTTAGCTTCGCGCAACCCCTTGTCGATCGCAGGCCATTCCTGAGCGCTCATGACAACGTAAGCAAGCGCACCGGGCTTCGTGACAACATAGAATGAGGCACAAAACCCACTTACAAATTCACACCACTTGGCTTCGTCCATATGATCGTTCAGGATTTTACGGGGCTTATATCCTTGCGCATTACCTGCTTTGACCGCGCCATAATTTACATTCCAAGGTGGATCGGTGAACAACATATCACCAAGCTCACCCTGCATCAGTTTGTCGACATCAGTCTGGACAGTGCTGTCGCCGCATACAAGACGATGATCGCCCATGATCCAAACATCACCCGGCACTGAAACAGGCGTCTGCGACAAATCAGGGACGGTGTCGGGATCAGTCAAACCTTCACTACTTTGGGCAAGTAACCCTTGCAGTTCATTGTCCGAAAAACCCGTCAGCATTAGGTCGAAGTCGAGGCCTTGCAGATCCTCCAATTCGACCGCCAAGAGTTCAAGATCCCAACCAGCGTTCAATGCCAACTTATTGTCGGCTATCACATAAGCCTTCTTCTGGGCCTCGCTCCAACCTTTGGCTACCATCACCGGAATCTCGGCAAGGCCCAGTTTACGCGCCGCGAGCACCCTGCCGTGGCCAGCGATCAGCCCGCCGTCCTCATCCATTAGAACCGGCACCGTCCAGCCCCATTCACGGATCGAGGCGGCAATCTGTGCCACCTGCTCTTCGCTGTGAGTGCGGGCGTTGCGGGCATAGGGCACGAGTGCCGAGACGCTTCTGCGCTCGACCTGATCAGCTGGCCATTGTGTCATGCCGTCTCCGGGGGGTGCATTGAATGGGTAGACAAAGTTATCAAATATGTTAACACGCCAACATGTGGACGATCCTCTACTACAACGATCGCGTGAGGCGGGAGATCGAGGAGTGGCCTGTCGGCATCTTTGCCGACTACCTCCGCCTCGTTGAATGGCTGGAGGAAGATGGTCTCGATCTTCGAATGCCACATTCGCGGGCCATGAGCGGAGGATTGTTCGAATTACGGTGCAAGGGTGCCGAGGGGATCGGCCGCGCGTTCTACTGTACGCAGGTCGGTCGTGAGTTGGTGATCTTGCATAGCATACTGAAAAAGAGCCAGGCGACGCCCGATAAGGACCTCAAGCTGGCTCGCAAGCGGTTGAAGGAGGTGCAGTCATGAGTGATCAAGGTTTTAAGCCTGTCCGTCACGACGGGAAAAAGGCTCTGGAAAAGGCGATGCAACGTCCTGGCTTCAAAGAGGCCTGGGAAGCGGGCGCCGATGAATATGCCGCGCTGCGGTCTCTCCTTGAGGCGCGCAAACAATCGGGCCTGACCCAAGACGAAATTGCGGTCCGGATGGGGACCTCCAAGAGTGCTGTCTCGCGCCTGGAAAGCTCGATGCGCGATCCTAAACACTCGCCGACATTCGAGACGATCCGCCGCTATGCCAAGGCTTGCGGCAAGCGCGTCGAACTCCAGCTGGTTTAGATTTGACCCCCGGTCGCTAACTCGCGGTTGCGCGTTTTTTGGACCAAGCGCGGTTTCCCCCGCCAAAGCCCCAGACTTTCGCACCGCCCCCCGGCCTGGTCACCCGACCGGCCACCCGTCGGGCCCCACGGCGACCGTCCTGCGTTGGCCGAATTGTTCGGCAGTCCGCTTGGCGTGGCACTCGGAGCAAAGGCAGCGGATGTTGCTGTCCTCGTCCGATCCGCCGTGGGCAAGCGGCACGATGTGATCAGGCACAGTCGCCTCGCGCACTATCCCGGCGCAGGCACAATCCCGGCAGAGGGACTCGGAGCGAAGGCGGCGCAACCGCTGAACAACTGCCGCTCGCCCTCGCAGGCGAGTCATGCTAGTGCGCCTCCGTTATGTCAGAACGTCGATACATTACCAACGAAGCCTGCACTAAATCGATCGACGAAGATGGTTCGATCTGCGGCGAGCCGTCGAACATCATCGAACAGCGTACTGATCCCAACAGCGGTTTGATCATCGCGGTCGCCGAATGCCGGGCCGGTCACCAATTCTCTGCATCATTCGATCAAGAAAATGGCCAAGTCTACAATCGGCGTTGGATCGCCTAAACGAACAACGCCCGGAAGCTGGTGAGCTCCGGGCGCAGTTCTGAATTCTCAATTTCGGAAATACTCCTAGGCTGTAAATCCCAGCCAGTCAAATAGTTATTTCCTTTTGAATCATTACTTTATGACTAGATTCATTACGCTTAACCCCGTCACATTGCGTCAGGAACTGTCGTGGCGGATGCGATAAAGTTTTGCAAGGGCATCAAGACCATAGCCCAGCCACTTCAAGTCCGCAGCCGACCAAAGCGCCGCATCGACATCGTAGCAGACGAGCGAATGAACCAACAGGCTGGGGCCGCGCCTCGTGCCAGCCGGCATATACCGGTCAGCATCGCGTAATACCATCGTCGCGGCAGCAGCCTCCTTCCGAATCCGATCGATGAGCTCGGGGTCGTGGACAGGTTCACTCCCGCCGAAGATCCCCTCGTTGATGAGGAGGCCCGTGACCGAACGCGGCTGGGCCATGGGCAAGCCGACCACTGCCCGGTGCCGAGCCATGGTCTCGCCGTAGAGCTCACCAGCCGCATACTGGCTGAGCGTGATAGCGCCGACAAAGGCCAGTCGGCCAAGTGCCGTTCCCAGCCGCTCGTCCTTTGCCTGACGCTCGCTGACCCCAAAGTGACGTTGGCGCGCCTCCAGCACTGTCGACATCACCTCACGCTGGTTCTCTTCGAGGCGCGGCTGGACGAGCTTTCCGGAAGGGTGGCGCTTACCGGCCTTGCGCTTACGACCGCGAGCCATGGGCGCCTCCCCTCCCCTCACTTCCGTAGAGACGTTCACCCAGCTCGCGGATGAACTCCCGCTCACTGAAGCTGAGGCGCCTGTCGGAAGGCGAGACCGCAAGGATCCCGCGTTGCCGCCACCCATCCCGGGCGAGCTCGAGAGCATCGCGCTGCCGCGCATGACTGTAGATTGGGGAAATGGCAGCCATCAGCGCACCTCCCGCAGCAGCGCCGCGTAACCGATGACATCGACCATGCTGTCGATATGGCCGGGATCGTAAGCCAGCCGGGCAAGCTTGAGGTCGATCATGCACAGGGCGACCTGTGACGGTGTGATGGGCGTGCCGAGCGTGATCGACCAACGATCGGCAATGGCGCGAAACTGCTCGGCTGGATCGCCGTAATCGTCGCGCCGTTCTTCGAGCACCTTGGCGGTGTGGCCGAGAATGGACCAGGTGGTCATCGCACACCTCCCCGGGTTTCAATGGCCCAAAGCAGGATGGCGAGTGCGTCAGCCTCGTTGTCATCCCGAGGTGCAAAGCCACGGGAACGGATCGCATTGATTACCGCGGCCTTGTCGGCATTGCCCTTTCCCGTGGCAAATCGCTTGATGGTTCCCACCGGCACGCCCTGGTAGGCAACGAGGTGCTCTTCGCACCAAGCCGATAGGACTGCGAGCAGACCGCCGTAGATGTGGGCGGCATCGGTACCGGCATGACGCCGGACCTCTTCGAAGTAGATCGCCTCGATCGGCCCTGCGTCCTGATCGAGATCTTCCAGCCAGCGCCGGAAACGCAGGAAGCGCATGCCGCCACCATCGTAGCGAGTGTGCTTTAGCAATACGGTGCCGCTGGACGTGTAGTCGTCAGCGGTCCTCAGCGCCCAACCAGTGCTGGTGCCGAGATCAAGGGCCAGCAAGGATCCGCGCATCACTGTCACGCGCCTCGCAGCCGGGGTTGCGCTGCGCGGAGGCGCAGGCAAAGTCGAAACATCCATGGTGATTCTCCAATTGGGGTTTTGTCTGGTACGGACGACGGTGGTTTTGTGCTTGGCGGTACGGACCACCGTCGTCCGGTCTTGGGGTGGGGTTTCAGGACATCGGCGCCTCCATCACAGCGAACGGCATCAGAACGGGATGTCCGAAAGCTCGTCGTCGAGTTCGGCCAGGGTTGTCTTGCTGGGACGGACACTCACGACCTGCGCGCCAGGGAAGGCGTCTTTGGCTTTCGCTAAAATCGGGTGGCAGCGGATCACATTGGCGATCTCATCGAGCGCCCAGACCTGTGCCTCGCGGCCATGACGCTGAGCCCTGCCGGTATCGCGAAGATCCCTTACCAGAATGACCAGGCCATCAGGCGTCTCGAACTCCCACTGGTCGACCGGCAGCGGTTCGCCCTTGGAACCTCGAGCGAGCTCATCGAGCTTGTCGTAAGCCCGCAGCATCGCCTCGCCATGCTGGCGCACCAACGGACGATGGAACTCCCAGACCGCAGCGTTGAACAGCTTGTGCTGTGCGTGGAAGCGTTCAGCCCACTCGATCGGCACCAGCATGGGCAAACGCCCGATGCCCCAGCGCTCGTCCATTTCACGACCGCGCTGGTCGACACATTTGATGATGACCTGCATGTCGCTGATCTGCGCATGGCGGGTCGGTGGCGCGCCTTTCATGCGCCCCTCCTTTCTTCGCTAAAGTGGAGGCTGACGACGCGCCTGAAGCGCAGTCGGAAGCCCTTAGGGGGTGTGGGGGGGAAGCGACTGCGCGTTCCGACTGCTTGCGACCGTGCTTCCGACGGCTTCCGACAAGCTTCCGACTGACGCATTTCCGTGCTTCCGACTGCTTCCGACAACTCGATTTTTGGGCTCATCGGTCGGGCTCCAGGTACTTGACGACCCTGAGACCAGAGGCCTTGCCGTGGAACTTTCCGGCCTCGGTGACGAGGTAGCCATTCTGCTGCCACTTGGTGATGCAGGTCTCGGCCTCGCGCTTGGTGACGCCGTAGTGATCGGAGATGAGATCGACCGCGAACCGACCCTTGCGACGGGCATGCGGGAAGACCGACCAAGGCGCACCATCGCGCCAGGCATCGTCGATCAATTTGAAGATCTCGCGGATCTGGTGCCAGCTGAGGCGCTTCTCGGCAGCCGGCGTTGCACCTGCCCCGATCAAGGGGACCAGCGTGCTCTGTTCCTTGCCGAGACCGCTGGTGATATCGACGACCTCCA